ATGGCTTCACGGTCGGAACACTTATTAATGACAACCAAAACAGTGTGACATATGTTGGCTGGAACTGGAAGGCTGGCGGCGCAACTCCAACAAAAACTTACAAATTGCGCGTCGATGCTGACGGCGGTCAAAATAAATATCGGTTTAGAAACAGCGCAGATGATGCCACGTTTGCAACCTACGCCCCAACAGTGGAATTGCAAGAGGGCGGCACTTATGTTTTTGATTGGTCACATAGCACTGCACAAGCCCATAACATAAGATTTAGCACCACATCAGATGGGACGTGGGGCGGCGGCTCTGAATACACGACAGGCGTTGTTAAGGATGATACAGCTTACACAACGACGATCACAGTCGCGGCTGGTGCGCCGACATTATATTACTATTGCCAAAACCACTCTGGAATGGGCGGTCAGGTCAACACTAATTCAACTCACGGTCAATCAAATTTTGATGGCACTCTACAGTCGGTTGTGTCGGCTAATACAGATGCCGGGTTTAGCATAGTTTCATATCAAGGCACAGGTGCTAACACCAATGTTGGACACGGCCTGTCTAGTGCGCCTGAGCTCATAATAATAAAACGTAGAGATAATGGAAGTGGTGCAACATCTTGGAAAACTGGTAGCTCTCTTCTAACCAGTTGGACATATAGGCTAAAGTTAAATGATACTAATGCTCAAAACTCAGAGTCCGATGTATTTAATGACACTGCCCCAACCAACACAGTGTTTTCTTTAGGTACTGATGTAATGGTAAATGGAAGTGGTGGTACGTTTATATCCTACTGTTTCCACAGTGTCCCCGGCTACAGCAAGGTTGGTTCGTACGTTGGAAACGGCAATGCAAATGGCACGTTTGTTTTCACAGGGTTCAGGCCAGCGTGGGTTATGATAAAAAAAATTACTGCAACAGGAAATTGGATTTTGATAGATGCAGAACGTAGCGCATTTAATTTGGCAGACGATAGGTTGATACCTAACTCTACTTCCACTGAGGCGGATGGCAACGGCATAGATATGTTGTCTAACGGATTTAAGACAAGGTCAACTGACGCACAAACAAGCACATCTGGTGCGACATTCATCTACCTCGCCTTTGCAGAGGCACCATTCAAATACGCCAACGCCAGATAGGAGATAACCAATGGCATATAAATATAATGGTAAAGTCATCCGCGCTGGTCGGGCGTGGTCATCAGCCGCAGGGCATCATCCTGCAAATTGGATGCTGTTGTCTGATGAGGCAAAAGCTGAGATTGGGCTGGTTTACGAGGCCGACCCCGTTGTCAAAAGTTTCGACAATCGGTTTTATTGGGCGGCTGGCGTTGAGCGTGCGCTTGATGACGTTAATGAAAAAAATGAAGATGGGTCAGCGATGCTCGACGTTGATGGCAACCAAGTCGTCACAAGAGGCCTGAAGAGCAACGCAATCGCGCAGGTCAAAGAGACTGCGGCTGGCTTGTTAGCACCGACCGATTGGATGGTCGTGCGGTCTGCCGAAAACGGCACCGACGTGCCGTCAGCGACACTAGCCTACCGTCAAAACGTCCGGGCGGCCTCAGAGCGTATTGAGGCGGCAATCACTGGTGCAAATACCCACGCGGCGTTTATGGCGCTGTACGACGACCCAGAGGACGGCAACGCACCCATCAACGATTGGCCCAAGGCGTAAAAATGACCGAGGAAAACAAAGTAATTTTGGACGTTGCGGCTGGCACCGGCACATTTGCCGCGTGGATGTCGATGGTGCCAGATTTTGTTGCTTTGTTTACCGGCGTGTGGGTGCTGATCCGCATTTGGGAAACTAAGACGGTTCAGAAGTTGTTTAAGAAAATACAAGGCAATGTTTAAGACGATCGTGTTGGCTTGCATGATTGTCAATCCGACGCAATGCTGGGAATACCACGACACTAGAGGCCCATACGCAGACCGCGAAAGGTGTATCGCACGCGCCTATGAAATGGGCAACATGATTGCCGAAATTCACGATGGGGCGATCATGCCCCGATCCTTTAAATGCAGACCGTTGACTGGGGGCAGACTTACAAAATGGAACCCATCACAATAAGCGCGGCTGTGGCGGCTGGGACGGCCGCGTTTAACACAATCAAAAACATGATTGCGGCAGGCCGTGACCTTGAGAGCTGTATCAATGATGTGTCGCGTTGGATGAAGGCGGCGTCTGACATCGATCAGGCTGACAAGCGCGCAAAGAACCCGTCTGTATTCAAAAAACTGCAAGGCGCCGACACAGTCCAGCAGGAAGCAATACAAGTGTTTGCCGCTAAAAAAAAGATGGAACAGCAACGCGCCGAGCTGAAGCAATACCTGCAAATGACATACGGGCCGCAGGCTTGGGCCGACCTGATCCAGCTTGAGGGTCGAATTAGAAGAGAGCGCCAAGAGATGATTTACAAACAGCAAGAGGCGAGGCAAAAACTTATGGAGGTTCTGGCGGCTATTGTGTTAGGCACGCTGACGGCGGTAGCATTGGGCTGGATTTTTTGGATGGCGTTCGCTAGAGGCTAAAGTGATTAGCCACACCGCGACCGGCCTTATGGGCGAATACATTGCGGCCAGTGCCGCGTTGGAATTTGGATTTCGCGTCTCGATGGCGCAACAGGATAAAGTCGATCTGGTATGCTGGAGTGACAAAAATGAATTTTTCCGCGTGCAAGTCAAGACTAGCCACTTGGTCACGAAAGACCGGCGTCGCAGTCCGGTGTACCATTTCCAGCTTGGCAGTGGATGCAAGACTAAACATTTACCGAGTGAGGAAGACTATGACCTTCTATGCCTTGTGGGCGCTGAACATCGGCGCACGTTGTGGATGCCGACAAGGTCAGTGCGCCAATATACGAAGCGCGTGTCGCCCAAGTTATTTGATGCGCCTGAAGCGGAGCGCGCGTCGTTTTTTAAAGCAATTGAAATTGTGCGGGAAGTGAGACGATGAATTGGAAAGATTACCCAAGTTTTAGCGAAGCCGAAATGCGTTGTAGTGAAACCGGCGACTGCAAAATGAGCGAGGCGTTTATGCAAAAGTTGCAGGCGTTGCGTGAGGAGTATGGCAAGCCTATGACAATCACCAGCGCATATCGATCGCCGCAACACAGCGTCGAGGCTAGTAAGGCACAGCCGGGCGTGCATACTAGAGGCATAGCGGTTGATGTGGCTGTGGCTGGCACTGACTGTTACGAGCTGATGAAGCTGGCCTTTAAACACGGTTTTACGGGCATTGGAGTGGCGCAAAAAGGATCGGGTAGGTTCTTGCACCTTGACACCTTCAAAGGCGGCCCACGGCCTAATATATGGAGCTACTGATGGATCAAAGCAAAAAACCTGTATCTGTATCAGTTGGCGAAAACAGTTTTGAGCTGGTGCTGAGAATTTTGGGTAACGAGTTTATAGCGATAAAAATCGGCTCAACAAATTTTAGCGGAAAGCTGATCGCTGGCGGCGTGTTGCTTTTGTTTTTTACGTTCATGCTAATGGAAGTTTTTGGATTGTCCAGAATTTTGGGGGTTGAATAATGTTGGCAGTGTTAGGAAAAATCTTGGGTTCTGGCGATGTCGTCAAGCAGGGCATGAAGCTCATCGATGACATGCACACATCAACAGAAGAAGAGATTGCGGCAAAGAGCAAAGCCCGCATCGATCTGATGAACGCATACGCGCCATTCAAACTGGCTCAGCGTTACCTTGCCCTGATGTTTGGCTTCACGTTTCTCGCCAGCTATATCATCGTGCTTACAATGACGATTGTTGGCAGGGGTGACCCAAATGCCGTGACGCAGGTGATGGAACAATTCAGCATCAATTATGCGATGATGATTATTCTTGGCTTTTACTTTGGTGCCGGGGCTTTGGAAAGTTTCCAGAACAAGAAAAAATAAAACCCCCCGCCGAAGCGAGGGGTCAGGGAGAAACTATTTTATAGGGCTTTTTTCTCTGATCTTGAGCATCATACTTTTGCTGGTGGTTGGCCTGTTCGTCCGACCCAGCCGATCAACCGGTGGCTTTACGGCCGGTATAGCGAGCGCCTTTTTCAATTCTTCAACTGTCGGTGTCTTCATTTTAATATTCTCCGGTGCGTCGCTTAGCGTAAAAATTATCAACGTGAAGCTGGCGCGTCATGTCGCATCGAATTTTACGACCCTTAGACCCGTTGAGAATTTTCTTTAATTCGGAAACCTCGCGACCGGATATTTTGGCAATCTCAGATATGGTGATTTCCAAGTCAGTGTCGTAAAGGTCAATGATCTGTTGGTTGTCCATTTTTTTCCCCTGTTCTGTATCTGCGGCGGTATGTGTCGCCGGTCTGCATGTTCTCAAACGTGACGGTGTAGCCGTCGTCTAGCTCCTCGACATATCTGACCAGCACGCTGATCTGGCGGCCTCGATCGTCGACCAGCCACGCCCACTGGCCGACGGTGAAAGGGACGGCGCTCATTGCGCCGCCTCGATCTTTGCTTTTGTTGGGCGCTTGAAGAACCCAAACTTTTGGTCGTCTTCGCTTGGCTCGATCGCCGCAGTGAATGACACGCGCTTGCCCTTCAGCTCCTTGCCGGTGATCCACTGACCGTCTTCCTCTTCTGGCTCATGCAGTTTTGACGGGATTGAACCCCAGACCTTGAAGCCGCTGTCGTCGCGCACCAGCATCTTCCAGACGTGGCCAAACGAAGTCTCGCGCAAGTCAGTCGAAATGATTGTGCCAGTTACCTGCACGCGGCCCTGCGGGCAGTCTGCGCTGTTGGCAAACTCTTCTGCCTTTTTTGCTTCCCACTCAGCGACGCGGCCCTTGGCACGTTCCAAAATTTTGCGGACTGCGGCTTCCTGCTTTTCTGACAGACGACCCCACTCATTGATTTGATCGTCCATTGCGCGTAGAAAATCACCAGACGCGCGGAAAGCTGATACAACAACCTCATTTGGGTGGCCCGTGCAATCAGGGCTATCAGCACCACCCCACTCAAAATCCTTGCGGCAAGAGCGACAGTTTTCGTTAAAAACCTCTGGGAAACTATCGGTGCCAATGTGACCCCAACAAAGGTCGATAAGCTCTTGGCGGCTCGCGTCCTCAGCCAGCCACTTGCGCTGGCGGCTGACGCTGGCGTTGCGCTTGATGGCCCTGTCACGGCCGCGTTCCCAAGCGTCGCGATCTTCGATGTGCGTTGTGTGTGTCATAACAAAATCTCCCTTAATCAAGTTACCCTAATTATATAATCCTATATCACAATAATATCAACCCCTATGACTGCATAAAAAAAAGACCCCCGCCGAAACGGGGGTCAGTCGCTCAATTTGTCGGGAAGGGAGAAACACCCGACGGCGACTATAGTAGCCGAAAGCCACGCGCGATGCCAGCCGTCTTCTCAGCGGCGCCACGCTTGACCAGCGCGTTCATGTATCTGGCGCACTGGGTCATCGACTTGCCGGTCTTATCGGCCAGCTCGCGGATCGACGGGTAGTAACCGTACTTGCGGTGAAACCGCGCTATCACCAGTCGCATGTTGTGTTGCTTCGGGGTCAGTGGCACGTCAATCATCACGCACCTCACGCCAAAATTGCACGTCACCGGTAAGCCAGCCGCCACTGCGGTCACTCACAAAAATGTGCATACCCTTATATTCTTTTCCCTCTTCGTCGACGTAGTAACCAACAAATTTTCCGACGCTCTCGATAACAAATTCATCTCTATGCCCTTCCATCAGCGTCGCTTTATACTCGACGCTTTTATTTTTTTCGGGCATCCGGTCATCTACAGAAATCCAATCAGTCATCACGAACCTCTTTAATTGTTAATGTGTTCTGCCGCACCACACGGGCTGGCTTGCCGGTTGTGGCGGGCTTTGGCGGCTGAGCCTTGAAGTGACGCATAGGCCAGCGCACCGAATATTTGGTGTTGCCGACGATGCCGGTGGCCTCGCCGTGCGAGCCCAAAAACTCTTTCAGCGCCGCCTCAGCCTCGTCG